AAGACTTGGTTTGCGATTGTTGTAATAGCCCCACTAGCAAAAGCAACGGGAGTTGCCCAATTGATAGCACTCGCTCCACCACTTGTTAAAACCTGTCCTGCCGTTCCTACAGTTCCACTAATAGAGATTTGAGGAGTTGCTCCAGCCGTAATGGATACATATTGAGTCGGGGAAGTCGTTGCTCCTGTTTGAACCACTAATTGTGTCGTTGCTCTGGTAACCGTAGAAGAGCCATTGCCTAAAATAACATTCGTTGCTTGACTATTACCTACAGCCATTGATGTTGCCGTAATCGTATCAATAGTGTTTGTCGCAATTGTATTTGAAGCAGTAGAACTCATATACTATGTAATTATATTTTTTAAAGCGTCGCATACCAAGAAATACTTCCTGTTGTTGAGGTAGCTCCAGCAATCCAATTAAAACCTGTATAAGTCCCCGCTGGAAATTGTGTATGGTTTGATACCGCAACAGGTATAATAGTAGTTCCTGTTCCGTTAAGATTATAGGTCAATTGGATTACAGGTTTTGAAGCATAGGGGGATACATAGGTTATAGTGCCCGTTACACTAGTCATACCCAGTCCTGCCCCAACTAATGTTTCTCCTGTTTGAACCGTAGTTCCTCCTCCTCCTCCTCCGCCCGATGCCCAAGCCAAATTACCCAAAGCACCGCCACTTGTTAAAACCTGTCCTGATAGTCCAGTTCCATTGGTAAGGTTTAACAAACCTCTTAAAGTAAGAGTTGAGCCGTCTTCTACACCATCATTTCGTCCTATATAGACATTATTACCACCTGAACCCACAATGTATTCTGTTCCAATAACGATAGACCCCGTCCCGTTAGTGTTTATATCAATGTTAGAACCATTAAGATTAAGATTAGTGTCGGCTTGACCAATATTGATGTTGGTTGGTGTAAAAGAAGTATTTGTCCCGATGTTAATGGGTGTTGTAGAAGTAGATTGAATACCACTGGAAGCCACTTTCAATAGACCATTTACCTGAACTCCCGCATTAATCGTATTGCCTTGAGCAATTGGAAACTCTACATAATTACCCGATGCTGAATCGCCTGTTTCAAAACAACTTGGATTAAAAATTGGAGTATTACAATCAGGAGGGGAAACGATGCTCATATATAATTAAAACATAAAATATTTTTAGAATGTTATACTATATGGCGAAAATGATTAACTTTTATGAAGTAATGCCCAAAGAGTTATTACCAAGAGCGGACAACCCAAATAAACCGTTACACCAAATAGACCTGCCTTTTCGTATGTGTATTGTTGCTCCGTCTGGCTCGGGAAAAACCAATTTTCTTTTAAACTTAATTTCTTTGTTTAGCAAAGGACGAGGCACATTCGCATCTATTACTATTTTAACAAGAGTAGCTGATGAACCCTTATACAATTTCCTAAAACTGAAAGCAGAAAATATACAGATTAAGGAAGGATTAAGCAATACTCCTCCATTAGATAAGTTTGACAAAGAAGAGAATCACCTTGTGATATGGGACGATTTAGTCCTCGCCAAGTCTCTTGAAATGGTAGAAAACTATTACATAAGAGCAAGAAAGTTTAATGTCAGTTGTATTTTCATTTCTCAATCCTATTATCACATACCAACTATGATACGCAAAAATTGTTCGTATATGGTCATTCTTAAACTAGGGTCAGGCAAACGAGAAATAAAAATGATAATGAGCGAGTTCGGTATGGGATTGGAACAGGAGCAAATAATGAATATGTATGAATACTCAACGGACACCAAGTTTGTCCCTCTTCTTGTGGATATGAATACGGCTGATAAATATAAGAAGTTTCGTAAGGGATTTTTAGAGATTTTGAATCCTGATGAGTTTTTGGAGTAATTTACCCATTTTATGATGATTACGCTGATTTAATTGATAATTGATAGAATCAAAGAAACTGACTTGGGTTTTAGATTTATTGTATGGTTTTGTGCGATTTACCCGAAAATCAATGACTTCAAAGCATTCACTCATAATTCGCTTATACCGACCATCATACTCATAAATGATGTCAATGAGTTCGCAAGGAAGATTCATTTGTTAAGGTTTTCTAGTGATTAAAATGTGACTCAACTTTTATGCTTTTCAAAAACTTAATAAAAACTTGAAAAATTAAATTAATTTTGGTCAATAATGGAAAATCCAAGTTGTAGGAAAGTAGGAAACTGGAGCATCATTTTGAAAGATTTGGTGGCTATAAAATGAAAAAATATTTTGGAATGAAAATTATATTTTTTTTTTATTTTCAAAAGTTTGAAAAGACCGCTCCACTTTCCTACTTTCCTACAACTTGGATTTTCTATTCTTTTAGAACGACAATCGCATTGCCGATAGGGTGACTCGTAACCCACATACCGTATTTACCTTCTACAGCTCCGTCCATCGTTCTATCTACACAAAGATGAGTTTTGTAACAAATATCCTTATTTGCGGTATTTACAAATAGAGGGTCGTCCATATTACGAAGCAAGATATGCGTAATTTTACCCCGTCCTTTTAGGTTAAACTTCTTTCGCAATTTAGTCGTATTTACATAGTGTAGGCAGTCATAAAACTCCGCAGAAAACATAAGCGACGAACTGCTCTTGTTTGCGAACTCGGCATTGAAGGTAGCAGTGTTGATGATAGTAGTAGCCATTTGTGATGAAGATAGAGGTATAAAAACCAAATCAATTTTATTGGGGACTAGTTGGTCACCCCTACCTTTTACCCTGTAAAAACATCGTTTTTGAAAACTTCAAAAATTAAATTGATTTTGACCATTTTTGAAAAATTGAACCAAAAAAAAGTTTATGAATTATATGATGGTTATGCGTATTTATTTGGGTTCAAACTTGATTGACCACTTATCCTTTCCTTCAGTCAAGACATAATCAAACTTGTCGGGTGTCATCAGGAAGTAGCCAGTATAAGATATTGGCTCGTCGCCTTCCTTTGCCCTGCTGATATAACAACCATTTTGCGAGTAGTGAGCTTTGGATACCTTGCCCTGCTTGTTAGTGTAGTCTCCAATATGTGTGAAGATTCCCAATTTCTCACTTTCACCCTTCCACCATATATGATTGATTTTCACATAGTCCCATACGAGTTTATCAGTCATATCCCTTGATGTTGTTAATCTCGTAATTGCCCCGAGACTCTGGACAAAGAGGTCATTCATTTCGCCAAGTGTCTTCTCCACATTTTTACGAATACCGACTTGTTTGCTAATATTAGACTTCAGTCCAATAACCATATCCTCGCCGTAAGTGGTAGGAGCATTGACGATAGTAGTAGCCATTTGTGATGAAGATAGAGGTATAAAAACCAAATCAATTTTATTGAAATTGAAATGACACACCCCCTATAAAACCCTCGTTTTTGAAAACTTAAAAAATTGAATTGATTTTGACCATTTTTGAAAAAATTGAATCAAAAAAAGTTTTAATTATATGAGTAGATACCAGATTTTATAGGTCTTGGCGACAGGTGGGGCAAACTGGATTCGTTCGCATTACTATCTCCTTACAACCTTTACACATAATGTGACCGCATTTGCTAATGTTGATTGTTTCTTTTGTCACCACATCAAAGCAACAGGGGCAATTGTGTTCCCGTTTGAGTTGTAGTGACATTTCCATAAACTCGGCGATGAAATGGGCTGGAATAGTTGAAACTGGAGCTGGAGGAGTTGGAGCTGGTGTTTGCGTATGAATTGTATTAATTGTAGGAGCTGGAGTAGTCACAAAGGTAAGATTAGGTGGTGCTGAATACACCCATACATTGAATGTCAATCCAGTAATCGTTTTTAATGGTATATTTACGCCTTCCTTGTTACCAACAAACTTTTTTGCTTTGCGAGAGCAAATGAATGCTCCTCGCTCATTTTCAAAGGATACTTGTTTATTAACACTTCTAACGACAAGCCCGAAGAGGAAATAATCGCCATTTTCGTCATTCGTAAGCCTTATGGTAAAACTATGTCCAGTCCTGAAAATAGCGGACATCTGGTTACCCTCAATCTTCGTTGTGTAAGGCATTTTTGTTATCATCTATGGGTTATTTTTCAAATCAATTTTATTGAAATTGAAATGACACCCCCCCCTATAAAACCCTCGTTTTTGAAAACTTCAAAAATTAAATTAATTTTGACCAAACCTGAACAATCTTTAGGATAATTTCTTATAAACATTTATAAAAAAAATTGATTTAAAAATAATCTCTCACTGTATATCAATATGGAGAAGAAGACGGCTGACCCAACGAAGTATATGCGAGAATACAAGAAGAAACGCTACGATGAAGACCCAACACCAGTCATCTTGGCGAACAAAAATAACTACTACAAGAAGAAGTTTGGTTTAACAAAAACCGATATTGACCAATTTCAAGAATATACGCCAAATTGTGCCTTGGTTCTTCACCATTTAGGCATTTTAAGGGAGCAAAAGCCCGATTTATACGCATTAATCCTACAGCGTTTCCAGTCTTGAGAGCTTTCGTTCATTTTGTCGTTTTACATCAGGTTTTTTTATAAATATTTATAAAAAAAATTGATTTAAAAATAATATCTTTAGGAATAGTATAAGATGACCGACTTTCCCGAAACCAACCGCTTCCCGATTACTATCACTAAAGAGATGATGAAAAATAGCATCTTCCTCAAGCGGAATATGAAGGAACGGTGTAATGTGGGAATGTTGCTTGGAGTCATCAAGCGAGAGGAGGGACAAGATTTACACTGGGACGAGAATGAATCATTCACTTACAAGAACGAAAATCCAATGTTCAAAGATTATTACAAGACATTTGACGAGGAAGAGTTTCACACTTCCTATTACCTTCCCAAACATAAGTTTGGTCGCTGTAATCCAAAGGGTTGGTTGAGTTTGTCCGTTTTCCGCCGAACGATGCGTCATTCCTTCGCCAAGGGGATTTACAAGGACATTGATATGAAAAATGCTCACCCTGTAATCCTTTCAACTATTTTAAGGCAACAGCAACCGCCCATTCCTTGTGAAAAATTAACCCAATATGCGATGAATCCAGCCGAGATTCGTAAAGATATTATGGAGTTCTACAATATTAGCAAAGATGAAGCAAAACAACTCATCTTCCGTATGTGTTACGGTGGTTCTTATACAAGGTGGTGTCAGGAACGGGGCGAAGACCGTATTCACCCTTTCGTAGATGCTCTGGAGAGAGAATTAACAAATATCCAGATTCACATTCATACCAATAACAAAGAAACAATCGTAAAAGAGGTGAAAAAAGCAAACCCGACCAAATGGACTGACACAAAACAAGAATGCCGAGGCGTAATGGGGTTATACGCCCAAAGCGTAGAGCGTCTCATTCAAGAAAAGGCGATTTCTTGGCTTGTCAGCAATAAGGGCTTACCATTAGAAAAAATCATTCCTTCGCAAGACGGATTTATGATTTTGGAAGAATATTGGTATGATGGTTTGACCGATGACATTAACAAGGTCATTGAAGATGAAATGAATATCCCGATTGAGTTCATCGTCAAGCCGTTTGACGAAGCCATTGAAATTGAAGAATGGGCAGGTAAAACATACCCAGAATGGATTGATGACCTCTCCAGTAAGAAATTGGCTGACCGTTTCATAAAAGAGTTTGGGAATAACATTTGTATGTATCAACAACAAGAATCATTTTCCTTATATGTATTTGACGGCAAACGATGGATTGATGAAACGAATGAAAAGAATCGCCATAAGATTACCAAACTATTAAGTGAGCAACTTTACGATATAATTAAGGACGAGTTAGACAATGATTGTGGGGTAACACCAAAGAACCATTTCACTCTGGCGATTTCATTGCGAAACAATACTTCTACCAAATGTAATTTTACAAACTTCTACATTCATTTACTAGCGAGTGTGCGACGCATTCCAAAAGATTTTAACAGTAATCAATTTGTAATTGGTTTTGAGAATGGGCTTTATGATTTAGTAAAAAGCGAGTTCCGCCCTTATACATACGAGGATTATGTTACCATCTCTACTGGTTATGATTACGCAGAGTGTGACCCAGCCAAGAAAGAGTTATTACTTGGTGTATTCAAAGAAATCATTAGCGACGATGAAAAATACCGAGCATTTATGCGGATATTAGCGTCTGGGTTAGATGGGTTGAATTATCAAAAGTTGTTCTTATTCAATGGAACAGGACGCAACGGAAAGGGTTTTACTACTCGTCTAATGAAAAGGGCATTAGGTAATTACTTCTATCAAGGTTCAACTGAAATTATCAAAGATACCGTAAAAGCAGGGTCAGCCTCTCCTTTAATCTACAGCTTAAAAAATAAGCGTTATGTAGTGTTTCCAGAGGTAGCTGGGGTTATTAAAAATGATTTGTTAAAATTACTAACTGGAGGTGATGCTGTCAATGCTCGGTTATTACAAAAAAATCCAGAATCCTTCTCATTAAACGGAACATTCGTATTAGAGTTCAATAAACCACCAGAACTGGAACAGAAATGCGGACACAGTGAAAGAGAACGAATTATAGATTTGGATTTCCCATATAATTTCACAAGTGATGAAGATGAAATTAAACAAGGTGGGAAATACAAGCGAGGAAATCCTGAATATACAAAAGATGCTTGGTTAGATTGTCATCGGTTAGAAATGCTCCATATCTTGCTTGATGTGTATAAAGAACACAAAGACGAAACGGGCGGTATTGATATCAAAATCCCTCAATGTTTAAGACAAAGAACCGATGCCTTCATTGAAAATCAAAATCCATTTGTCAAGTTAATCGCCCAGACCTACAAAATAGATACAGAAATGAAAAGACCAACTGAAGAGAAAGAGTTCAAAAAACTAAAAGGAACAGGATTTGTGAAAATCTGGGGTGAGGTGAAAATGACAGAAGAATATCAAAGTATGACCACTCGTCAAAGGAAAGAGTATAGCCGAGATGAATTATATGATTATCTAAAAAAGAATAAGCAGTTCATAACGCATACAACCCCACAAGAGATATCATCAATCTACAATCTAACCCGAATCAATCAATATGAAGAGGAAGACCCAGATGCTGAATACAAAAAAGCATAGTTTAGAAGAATCTTTAATGTAAAGTAGGAAAGTAGGAAACTGGAGCATCATTTTGAAATATTTTATTTTCAAAAATGAAAAAAATATTTTGGAATAAAAAAAAATATTTTTTTTAAAAATAAAAAGTTTGAAAAGACTGCTCCACTTTCCTACTTTCCTACTTTAGAAGAATAATTCATAGGAATATGTAAAATAAACCAAAATTAAAATGTAGGAGAATTATATATGAAGTTTGAAGTAAAAGACGAGGCAGAGTTGAAGCATTTTAGGGACAGGTCTTTGATGTTAAAGATGCTCTGTTTAGACCAAATGGGTAAAGATGTAATGAGCGATGTCTCTGCCTTTAGCAAACGGGATAAGGTCAAGCTACAGGTTGAGATGGAGAAACGCTGGAATGATACGGATATTGTAGAGCGATTCAATGAGCTTTGTATCCAGACCATTTTTGAAGATGGTAAGATGAATCCCGAGAAGCTTCCCGTTGTTGAGACCTACTCTGCTGTAGAGCCTGAAGAGCAGACGGAATACCGCCGTAAGTGGAAAGAAGAAAATCAAGGAAAAGAAGGAGTTATAATAAAATAGTAATTTTATTTATATTGTAGTAGTATAATGAGCGGACAACCCCTACGACATACCGACGATGCGAAGAAGTTTAGGAAAGCGTATATGGCGACTCTACAGCTTCAGCAAGACATAAACCAGAAGAATTATGATGCGAATGCTTTGTATCGTCGCACTGGTGTTGTTCCTACCCAGATTACCGATTATCGTTCTACAAGTGAAAAGTTGGCTGATGTAATCAAACTACGCATTATGATTCGGTCACAGCTACGCCAGATTGCCGATGCCCAGAATGCTGAAAATATTGCCCAATCTCTTACTGCTGACCAATTGGTCTTTGCCTCACAGCATATGGACGCTATAATTAAGGAATTGAAACCCCAGTATAAGTTTGGTGTTCTTAAGGAGATTTTTATGAAGTATTTGGAAAATTATATGACAAAAGCAGAGACCGCCCTTTTAGCAAGGGTAGGGTTACCATCTGCCGAAACCCCTGCCCGTTCTGCTCCCAATTCCTTTGTTGGTGAGGAGGTGTATGATGATAGGTCGGTTGCTGGTAGTAATGATTCATTTTTTAGTGGGAATGTGATTGATAGCATACGATATTTGATAGAAAGTGAAAAAAGTAAATTATCTCAAGAGTGGTTTGCCGACAGTGTTTTAGACGCATTAGATGAGATTCAAACTCTTGACTTTGCCGATGATTTTAGGACTAGACTTGAACAGGTATCATCTCCTGAAGTTCAAGATGAGATTACAAGATTATATATGGCGGTTAAACGAGTAATACCTGAACCAGAATGGTTTGCTTATCAGTTACAACAAATGAATCAATTCAAAGGTGATGAAAGAGCATTCCAAGATTTACTTGAGGATTTTCTTCAAAATATTACAGTAGATGCCGATGTTTTTAGAATGAAAGAAACCGCACAGGACTTATTAGATGATTATTTCCTACCAAAAACGGTAGAGGTTGGTTCAACAAAAAAACTACCCCAAAAAAAAAAGACTGAGCCACTAGACCCACAAATATTATTAGAAATACCCGAAGAAATATTTGCTGATAGGGGAAAACAAAAAGGAGCAAGGAGGGGAGCTTCTACTCTTAAAAAGGAGGATTTAGCCAATATATATAACAGTTATAAACGAAATGGTATCATACGAGGAGGAGAAGAGGAAGGTAATAGATATTCTGTAGATGAATTATATGATATTATTGAAGGCAATCTTGATGAGATGAGAAGTGCCTATGAACGACAGCAACCAAATGTAAGAGTGGCTAGACCTTATACCCCCTTTGGAACAGGAGGAGCTGATGAATATGATTTTCCCATTGCTAGAAATCCAAGGTCGCCACCTTCTCGCCGAAATGCTGATGAAGGAGGAGAAGGCGTTTTAAGCTTTGGAGGATTTGGTGGCGGGGCTGAACTTCGTCGTTTGGGGGCAGAGGTAGAGGGTGAAGGAATCCGCAAACGCAGGTCAAAGGGACGAGGTATTGCGAAAGGTGTAGATTACGCAAAGGGAATTGAGCCATTACCCAAATATGCCCCATTAGT